TTTAACGAGCTGCATAACCTCGTTACTACTGAATTCCTCAAACGAATCAAGAGTGGAGAAGCCACCGCTCAAGAATTAAAGGCAGCATGTGACTGGTTGGCTAAGAATGACATCAGTGGAGTGGCTTATGACAACAATCCACTGGAAAAGCTGGCCTCCATCATGCCAAAAGTAGACCCAGAACTTGTTCAGTCGAGGTTATATGGCAGGAAAGACTTCTGACTACTACAAAAAGAACCCAAAAGCACGCGCAAAGCGTCTTAAACAGCAGAAAGCATATAACAAAACTGCTGATGGGCTCAAGATTCGCACTAATGCGAACAAATTGAACAGAGAACTGGGTACATACGGTAACGGAGACGGTATGGATGCATCCCATACAGGTCCAAACACCGGCAAAAAAGAGAATCCGTCTGCCAATCGACGCAGACCACGTACTGGCAAGAAGTACGCGACATGACTCCACTGCTGCCAACGCCTGATCACTACCTCCAAAACTTAATCACAATGACAAGTCCCGAAGCAAAGCGTCTTTGGAGACGCGCTATTAAGGAGCACTTTGAGTGCCGTTGTGTCTATTGCGGAGAAACTTATGACTTACAAGAACTTACACTCGATCATGTACGACCAAAATGTAAAGGAGGCGAAGACCTTGCTTCAAACCTCGTACCCAGTTGTTGGAAGTGTAATCAGGCAAAAGGTAGCAATAACTGGCTCTCGTGGATGAGAGCAACATTTGGGATTACCCAAAGAGAAGACCTTATTCTTTCACACATTAACTGATTATGGAACGTACTCGCCGTCGCCAAGGCTATTTGGAACGCTTTAATAGCAAGACAGGTAAATGGGAACGGGCAGGAAGGACGAAGCCTACTGCACCAAGCGCCAAACCTGCTCCTGCTAAACCTGCTGCTAAACCAGCAGCAACCAAACCGAATCCATATACCTCTGGCAAGCCTAATCCTAATGCAGCAGTACGTGGCGTCATTGGAGGAAAACCACAGGCAAATGTAGCCGTTCGTGGTGCTAAAACAGGCTTAAGTGGGGCCCTACTGACCGCTGCAGCAGCAAAAGCAGCTGAAGTACTTGGAAAAGCAGCTAATCCTAAAGAATGGAATCGCGTAAGCGCTGAACTAAAAGATCGCGGCTATGGTTCAGCAGCAAAACCAGTAAAGAAGGATGCAAACAATCGCAGCAGCACTGGTGTACGTATTTCCGACAAGGAGAACCAGAGAGACTACAAGGCAGCACCAACTGGTAGCCAGCAATACAACGACTACCGCAACAAACAAATTGCAGCTGAACGGGAGCGTCTCAAGGGTGTAGGTAATCCGCCAAAAGCTCCAAAGCCTCCTGCACCTAAACCTCAAGCAACCCGTCCTGCAGGAAGTCAGCCTAGTCGCCCTGCAGCACCTGCTTCTCCTAAAAACCCTGCGGCACCTAAGGATCGCCGTGTCTCCGCAGCCACTGCTAACCGTGAAGCAGGTAATTACGGGACAAGCCGTACCAATAACCCAATGATCGACGAATCAATGAAGGCTCGTATGCGTCAAAGGGAAGATGCTGCTGGCGTTGGTCCTGTCAAAGATGGTGCTCGGTATGCAGCCGATGTAAAGAACAGCACAAAGGGTGTTGGTCCTGTCAAGGATGGTGACCGTTATGCCAGCAACCTGAAGCCTGCTGACAAAAACAAATCTGAAAAAGGCATGACCCTTGCTGAACGGATGCGTCGTCGCCGTCAGTCAGGCATGGCTTAAATCAATAACGCACGGAGAGGTAGCTACAAGCGTCTGTAGCGCCTCTCTTTTTCTATTTAGGCACAATCTACCGTGAATAATATTTTAGAGGCTTTACGGGGCGATTTTAAGCTCTTTCTTCAAGCACTGTGGCAACAACTAGATCTGCCTTCTCCGACAAGAGCGCAGTATGCCATTGCAGATTACCTCCAACTAGGACCAAAACGACTACAGATCCAAGCCTTTCGAGGAGTTGGTAAGAGCTGGATCACTGGTGCCTTTGTGTTGTGGACATTGTTCAACAACCCAGAAAAGAAGATCATGATCATCTCCGCTTCAAAAGAGCGTGCAGATAACATGTCCATCTTCCTTCAAAAGCTGATCATTGAAACACCATGGCTAAGTCATCTAAGACCGAAGTCGGATGATGCCCGGTGGTCTCGGATCTCCTTTGATGTGAACTGCTCTCCTCACCAAGCACCATCAGTCAAGTCAGTCGGTATTACAGGTCAGCTCACGGGTTCTCGTGCAGACCTGATGATTCTCGATGACATTGAAGTGCCTGGTAACTCGATGACGGAGATGATGCGGGAGAAGCTGCTGCAGCTCTGTACAGAAGCGGAGTCCATCCTCACACCGAAGAAGGATAGCCGCATTATGTACCTAGGGACACCCCAAACTACCTTCACCATCTACCGCAAGCTAGCCGAACGTAACTACCGACCATTTGTTTGGCCTGCTCGCTACCCACGTAAGGACAAGCTCAGTCAATACGAGAATCTGCTAGCACCACAGATCGTAGAAGACATCGAGATGGGTGCTGAGGAGTGGTCTCCAACAGACCCTGACCGTTTCCAATCCGATGACCTGTTGGAACGAGAAGCAGCCATGGGTCGTAGCAACTTCATGTTGCAGTTCATGCTGGATACTACGTTGAGTGATGCAGAAAAGTTCCCACTTAAGTTCTCAGACCTCATCATTACCTCCGTTAATCCGACTCAAGCGCCGGATGCTGCTGTGTGGTGCAGTGACCCTCGTAATGTTCTCAAAGATCTGCCTACGGTTGGCCTACCGGGTGATTACTTCTACTCCCCGATGCAACTCCAAGGGGAATGGAGTCCATACACCGAGACCATCTGCTCGATAGACCCCTCTGGTCGTGGTTCTGACGAGACAGCAGCGACATACATCTCACAGAAGAACGGCTTCCTGTACGTCCATGAAGTGCGTGCTTACCGTGATGGTTACAGCGACAACACCCTTCTTGATATCCTTAGAGGTTGTAAGAAGTACAACGTCACTAAGCTCCTTATTGAGACCAACTTCGGTGATGGCATCGTGGCTGAGCTGTTCAAGAAGCATCTGCAACAGACCAAACAAGCCATTGACGTGGAAGAAGTCCGTGCCAATGTCCGAAAGGAAGACCGCATCATTGATGCCCTTGAACCTGTGATGAACCAACACCGGCTCATCATTGATAAGTCGGTAGTGGAATGGGACTACAGCTCCAATAAAGACGCAGCACCTGAGGAACGACTCCTGTACATGCTCTTCTACCAGATGAGTCGCATGTGTCGTGAAAAAGGTGCCGTCAAACATGACGACAGATTGGACAGTCTTGCTCAGGGGGTGAAGTACTTCACTGATGCCATGTCCATCTCGGCCTATGAAACCGTCAAACAACGTCGGATGGAAGACTGGCAAGACCTCCTGGAAGCATTTATTGATGACCCTCAAAGTGCTACAGATCACCTCGTGATGGGCTTCTCGTTAGACCAACGAAAACAGGCCAGGGGCGGGTCTAAAGGAAGACAAACACCAACTTGGGTCTAATCCTTCAAATCCGTTCTCCTGCAATGGATTTGGCAGATCCGACATCAATAAGGGGGAATGGAAGGGTGGACCGGACCCCCGAAGGGGGAAGACAAACATCAACTGATGTTAGTCCTCCCCTTTTACTGTTAGTACTGATGTGCGATGGAAGCACATCCCGATTGTACCAATAGTACAGATCCAACCAATCTTCTAACCACCTCCTCACTGCCTTCTAAAAGACTGGTGATGGATGATACAGATGGTCAATGAGTGACCAACAGATCATCCCGCACCAAGTGTATATAACAACAACTTAGAACCACCATTCTACCCACCAATGACCATCCACCAAGCATCACTTGTACACATCACTCCTGATGCAGAAGATCTCATTGCTTACATGGCAAGAGTCTCTAATCCTTCCAATCAATCCAACACTCAGACAAGTGCTAGGTTAATTAAGTATCTCATTGATCATCAACACTGGTCTCCATTTGAAATGGTAAACATGTGTGTGTCTATTGAGACTACACGGAGTATTGCAGCACAGATCCTTCGGCATAGGTCGTTCTCCTTTCAGGAGTTCTCTCAACGGTATGCCAAGGTAGAGAAACATGCCGGGATTCCAGAGCTACGGAGACAGGATCAAAAGAACCGTCAGAACTCCATTGATGATCTGGATGAGGTGTTGAAGAAACACTTCCAATTCAGGATTGGTAGTCTTTACTCTGACTGTTATGGTCTCTACAAAGAACTAGTAGCAGCCGGTGTTGCTAAGGAGTGTGCACGAGAAGTGTTACCAATGGCAGCTCCGACTAAGTTGTACATGAATGGTTCAATCAGGTCTTGGTTACATTACTGTGATCTGAGGACTGGTCATGGTACTCAGAAGGAACATGCTGTGATTGCTGGTCAGATTCAAGATTTGCTGTATCAGTTCGTACCTAACGTATGCAAAGCGATGTGGTCGAAGAACTCAGATTAAATGAGTTCAAAGCTCTGTACAAGGCATGGAAGACCAAGATCCCATGGGTAGATCATCTACTGCTGGGT